ATCTTCAGATAAAGGAACCTCAGGGTAACGAGATGTAGTATACGCTACCTTTCTTTTAATTTTTTCTTGGGGTTGTGTTTGATATCTATTTGCCATTAACTATCATAATTATTACCTGCTCCATTACTTAATGCTATATATCTTTGATCTCCATATGTGTTAGTATCAGTTAGATCAGCATTACCCATTGGATTAGTTATAGTTTGGATTGAAGGTCTAAAGTTATGAATTGGAGTAAAATTAAATCCTGTTACTCTTATAATCATAGGTAATTCTTTAACACTAGAATCAAGACCTCCCTCACTATTTATTCCTATTTCATAAGGACTATCATCATTTATACTTAAATTTAATCCAGTAATAAAACCTGGCTGTTCATAAAAATATCCTCCTACAGTTAATTGAGCTAAATTACCTTTCATATAGCCATTTCCACTATAATCAGGAGCTAAAGATGAAGCTAAATAATTTAATTTTTTATACATTGGGATAAGTTCATTTTTTGATTGAGCAGCAACTGTCCAATCTAATGAAACGGTTCTACCAAACCCACCATAAGTATAAAATTCTTCTCCTCGTCCTAAATATTTAGTTGGATTCCATGTTGCTGAGTAATTATCTGAAATAGAACCTAAATGGGCTCTAAAATGAATAAAAGTTTTAAAAGAAGGATCATCATTATCAATAATAGCTATTCTAAATTTAACTAAATCATTTTTAAGTTCTTCATTATCAGTTACAGAAGCTTTTCTATATATAGGCAATGCGTTAACTTTATCTACTGGTCCTTGTCCTGAGCCTGAGGTATAGTTAATTAGGTTTCTAAGGGGGTTTGTAGGAGAATTATAAGCAATTCTACTACCTCCTGGGCCTTCGATTGATTTATTTTCACTACCTATGTAAGAAGGTGAATTAGAAAGTATTTGTGAATTTGATAAATTTTTTCTAAGTTCAGCTCTAAAATCTTGTTTTATACCACCATTATATCCTGTTTGGATAGTTTTTTCCTCTATAGCATCGTTTAGTTGGGAGGTTGATAATGTAGAAGGATTAATATTTTCACCAGAGGGGTTAAGAGTATTTAGTTGAGCATTAATTGTAGGGGGTGATGATAATGTTCTATATTCCTCTAATATAGGAAATCCATTAGCTGTACCAAAATAATCACTAGCATATATGTTTTTTAGGTTTAATAAATTATCAGTATCAATATATTTAGGTAAGTCTCTTTGAGGGGTAGAACCTGTATAAAAATAAGTAGGACTGGTTGATGCTAGGGCGTTTTTATCTCCTGTTCTATCTTGACCACCTCTAATAATTTGGCCTTCATTATTAACTAAATTATCTAGTAAATTAGGATCATAATATCCTAATTCTTTAATATAAGCTTCTGTGGCTCCACTTTTAATAATTTGATCTAAGTAATTAGCACCTTGTGTGTTTACAGATCCTGTATAGAAGTAAGTTGGGTTAGTTGTTGCTAAAGAGTTAAATTCACCTGTTTGGTCTTGACCACCTCTAATAATTTGGCCTTCATTATTAACTAAATTATCTAGTAAATTAGGATCATAATATCCTATTCTTCTAATATAATCTATAGTAGCTCCCTCTTTAATAATTTGATCAAGGTAATTTGTTCCTTGGGGTTGATGAGATCCACTAGCATTACCATAAAAATAAGTTGGGTTTGATACTGATAAAGGATTATTAGTTCCTGTTCTTTGATCAGCAAATCTAATGTTTGTTTTACCAATACCTAAAATAGATCCTGGGCCTCCACCATATGATAAAATATTAGGGCCTACATTAATATCTACTCCTGAAAAATTCCAGTTAGATTGTGATGTTTTATCGGTAATATTTTGGTAAAGAGATACTAATCTATTTTCTGATTTGGGTTGAGTTGATTTTACTTTGACTCCATATAAATTATCATTATTGGAGTAAGCACCTGTTAGTTCAAATGGGTTTATACCTTGTTTATTTAAATGACCTCCAAAAGCATTAACACCCGCTTGAGCTAAAGTAGATAATGGTGTATAAATACCTTCATTTAAAATACCACTAGTTTGGGTGCGATTAGATGTTCTAGATAATAATTGTTGTTTAGCTATAAATAAAATACCACTTGGGGATTTTGTATCAATAAACATTTTACCTAAACGTAAAACATCTTCCCCACTATTAGTTACAGCAGTAATTCCCCCTCTTAAGAGGAAATCATTATCTAAAATTCCTAGATTATTTGTCCCTTCAGGAATAGGAGAAGTAATATATGGTTGTCCACTATTACCACCACCTAACCTGTCTCTCCCAAATCTTAGGGATTTTAGATCAGTTTTGAGGTCTATTAAAGGCATTTATTAAACTCTACCGCCTTGATTTTCAGGTGCGTTGTCTCTGTAAGTTGATGGTTTTTTACCATCTAGATCTAGTACTGAATCCGAAGCAATAATTTGATTATTTGCGTTTACTAGATCACTTTCTTGATCATACTTAGAAGGTGTTGAACCATTTAAAGCAGTTAAGTTTGAACCTTGTGTTTGTAATTTGTCTAAAAGAGCCATAATTATGTTTATTTTTATTATAAATATTTAATTTTATTGAACTTTATAAGTTCCTACAGCCATTGCTGTACCTACTTTAGTTGAATCCATGTATACATCACCTCCAGCTTTAACAGCGGATATTAATTCATCAAATTTCCTATAGAATTCATTTAATGGGATTACTGCTTCAGGGCCTGCTTCACCAACAATAGCATTTACTGGTTGAGTAACTACACCTCCAGTAGCCATCATTTTAGGAGATTTTTGATTTGCCGATTCTATTTGACTTTCTAACCCAAAAGTTTTAGATATAGCCTCACCAATTGGTCTAGCACCTACCACATCAGCAATTTGACCAAATAACCATCTACCAGCCATATCACCTAAAGTATAAGCAACACCATTTAATATGAAAGCAGGAATACCAGTAGCAGATAATCCAGTTGTTATTGCTGCTGCTCCTATACCTCCTGCTATACCTCCAATTCCTTCAAGAGCTCTTTTACCGATATCTTGGTATACATCATCTTTAGTACCTCCCTCAGCTACTATAGAAGCAATATCTGAGGCTGTAAATAATCCTTCTATAAGACTACCTATAACAGGAATTCTTTTGGCAAATCTACCAAAGTTTTTCCCAATTGCAGGAATTTTGGATTTTAAAGCTTCAATAGGATTTATCTTTTTTGCGAAATTTCCTACGGCTGAGGCTCCTTTACTGAAGAAATTACCTATTTTTCCAAATCCTCCAGATATTGAGCTTCCTGCTCGGCTAAGTAAACTTCCTGCTCCTTCAGCTGCTATATCTGTTCCCGCCATCATTGCAGCATCTCCTAAAGCAGAACCACCACCTTCTCCTCCAGTTACACTTGAAATAATTTCAGGAGCCAAATATGAAAGGCCTGTAGCTAAGGCTCCACCTAGTCCTCTGCCTCTTCTTCCTCTACTTCTGCCTCTTCTGCCTTTTGATGGGGCTTTTACTCTTCTACCTGTTTTAGCATCGTAATGGAATTTTCTTCCTCTCTTATCAACACCTGTTTTTGTTCTGCTTCTTTTTCCTTTTCTTCTACCACCACCTTCATCACCGCCATAGTAGCCACCGTCACCGTCACCGCCACCGCCACCACCTTGTTGGTTGTCAACTATTACGTGCTGAGGATCGCCCATTCTTCCTGATGGTTTTCCTCTAAAGGCATTTATGATACCTTTACCTACTAAATAAAGAGACCCAGCTGTAGCGACAATACCAGCAAGAACACCTGCCCCACTGAGTAAAGGTTTCAATATTGGGCTTGAAGAAATCGTATTAAGTAGCCCTGTAATTTTATCCATTGCATATGATAAAGGGCCTGATGAGAATGAGGTAAATGCGCTTTTTATGTTTTCAATGGAAGTAGCTAATTTTTCAGAAGCAGCAAGTTCTTGTTCCTGTAATTCTCGGGCTGCAGCTTTGGTAATATTTCGATCTTGAGCTAATTTATCTAATGCTTCTTCTTTTTTTAAGGCTTCAGCTAATTTTTCAACACTTAAACCAGTAGCATCTGCTATAGCTTGTTTTTGGATTACATTCATTTTTTCAAATTCATGTATTCCTCCTACTTGTTTTAGAACTTCGGCTGATGCTTCAGCTGATTTTCCTTGGAGAGCTAATTGTCTAGCTTTTTCAAAATTTAAATCTTTACCCGTTAATAATTCCGCCTCTAGTTCTGCAGTGATTGATTTTTCAAAATCTAATAATCCATTAGATATACCTTTGGTATCATCTAAAGTAAGTCCTAAACGTTTAGCTTGAAATACAGCTTGAGCTAATGCTTTTGGGTTGTTTCCATAATTAGCAGCAATATCCGCAGATACATTTGCTACTCCTTCTAAGATATCTTTTTGATTAATAAGACCATCTCCTACTTGTCCTGAAATATTGTAAATATCTTCTTGGGACATTCCAGTTTCAAGAGAAAGTTCGAGTAATTTAGCTGCGGTTTCTGCTTGAAGTCCAGCTCTTTGAGTTAATGCTGTTTGTGTTTCTAGTTGTTGTGAAGTAAATACAACAGAAGTACCTAAAGAATTATTTAACTGTTGGTTAGCTTCAAGAATTCTTGATTGGGTAACAGAGGTTTCTGCAGAGTCTTGAGAAATAACTCGCATTTGTTCCCTAAATTCGTTTGCATTTTTTGTACTAAGGCCTAGATCTTTAACTATTTTTGCAGTTTGATCACTAGTAGCTAATCCTATTTGTCCTAATGTTTTAAATGTTTTAACAAAGAAAGTTAATTGAACTAAAGGATCATCAATAGCATCCATTAATCCATTTTTAATACCTCCAAGTGCCGAACCTAATACTGCATAACTACTGCCTGTACTTTCAGCAGTATTATACATATCTTCCTGAATATCAGCAATGGTTTGAGAATCAATTCCAATTTTAGAAAGAGTACCTGAGATACCTTTAAAAGCAACTCCAGTAAGACCGATAGTCTTTTCTATTTTTTCTTCTGTTTTAAGACGTGCTTGTAAAGCTTCATTTCCTTCTGTTAGGATAGAGTATTCTTTTTCAGCTAGGGCTAGTGCTTCTGCTTCTTCTTTTGATAACGTTATTCTTGCCTTTTTTTTCTCTTTTAATTCAGATATTTGAAGTTTTAAATACTTTTCTTCTGCTCTATTTTTTTTCTCTAAATTTTTAAGTTCTTTTAGACTTAATCTAGAAATCCCTAATTGATCACTTTCTAGTTTTTCGTAAATGTTTTTAATTTTTCTTAAAGAACGTGTAGCTTTTTTTATTGCTGAATCAGAATCACCTAATCCATTTAAAACTCCTTCAATTTCTTCTCGAACACCTACAAAACCCTGAGATAATCTGTATGCGTTTTCTCGGGCACGATCTAGGGCACCCTCCATTTGTTCAATAGCTCGTTGTGTTTTTTCTACATTACTTGTATCAAAAACAGCAGCAGGTTTTTTAGTTATCTTTTCGTATTCCTTACGAAAATCTTCTAACTGCTTTTTTAAATCTTTTAAACTATCGGCCATATTATAGTATTATATGTTATAAATATTAAAAGGCGTCATTTTTTTGACGCCTTTGTAACATAAGAAGGTGGGGTAATTTTTTTTCTTTCTTGAGCTGCGCTTCGCGCATCTCCCTTTAACCAACTATCTTCAGCAGATGTATCTTGGTTTTGTTTTTTATAATGATCATTTATAAGATTAAAAGTTAAATTTCTTAACCATATAGGCATATTATAGACAGTATCCCAATCATACCCTCCGTTTCCATAAAATATTACTTCGTGGATTTGTCGAAATAAATTAGTTCGATATTTAGAAGTCAGGCCAAAAAAAGGTGGCATTAATAGGGATTTCGAGGTCCTCCTCCATCCCCTCAATAAATTCATATTGAATTGTTGTATTAATGCCTGGGTTAATTTGGTTGTAGTATTCTCTGAATGCTCTAGCATCTTTAGCTAAAAATGCATTATCAACAAAACTCGAAATAGTACTACGTTCTGAATCACCATTTACGGAAAGAATCATATGTTTCATACGAGTAGTTAATTCTTTACCTTCATTTTTATTTAACTTTTTATATCCTGCTATTTCTTTTTCAATGATACTATCATCCTTTTGAGTTAAAAGTTTAAAAGTGATTTTATTACCTGAGTGAGGTAATTCAAAAGCAAATTCATTTGTACGAGGGGATAAGATTAAAGATTCATCTAAGAATTTTTCATTTAATTCTGTTAGATCTGTTGTAATTGATTCGCCCGAATAAGTAAATGTATAATCTTTACCATATCCTAAAATACGAGAAGCAATAAGAATAGCATCTTTATCACCAATTAATAAATCATCAAAATTAATTTTACTTACAACAAGAGATCTTAGTAATTTATCAATTACTGTGCCCTGTCGAATATAATTTTGATTTGTAAGAATGTCTTCTTCTTTAGCAGTCATATATTTCATTTCAATCTTTCCTTCTGCTAAAGGAGAACCCTCAGGATAAAGTAAACCTTTTGAGGGTAATTCTACCGTTTCGGTAGGTAACTTAAATTCGGCCATAATTTTTATTTTTAATAACTTTGTTCTAGTATAAATATGAACATAAAAAAAGAGCTTGACAAAGCCAAGCTCTCTTTAAAAGTATTTGAGTTTTCTTTTTTTAGAAGTTCAATACACAATAATCTGGTTGTACTTCAACCTGGATATTAACGGCTGTACCATCATCATCCCAGTTATAATCACCCCAATTGATTGAAGTAATTAAAGCTCCTTTGATCACCCATTCTGAAACAATATCACCTACAGGACCTAATACGTTAAATGTTAAATCTTTCTTGTAGAAATCAGAATAACCATCTCTACCTGTTACTGATTCGTGGTGTAATCTTAACCATTCAATGGCAGCTTGAGCACCTGAAGGAGTAATTGGGTCAAATAATGTAAACTGGATAGTACCCCATGTTGTTTTACCTTTAACAAAACGTTGAACGTTAATATGATTTAAAGGTACAGTTCCTTGTGATACGTTAACAGCACCTACTTGCTTAAGTAAGTAAGAAGGGAAACCATCAATATACAATACAAATCTATTAGATTGTTTTGGTTCGAATGCTGTGAAAAATATTTCGTTTGGATCTAATACTGCCATTTTATTTTGCTATTATTTTTATTCTATTATAAATATTCAACTTTTAATTTCTTATGCAGGGAATGTAGCACCTGTAGGTAAGATGTTAAAGTCGAGGTAAATAAACTCAGCTGTTTTAGTTGGTTGGATAAATATCTGACCAATTAACTGATTTCTGTCAATCACATCTGGTGTGTTATTTGTATCATCCATGATCACTTTAAACGCATACAAACCTTGTCTTTGTTGAACACTTTCCAAATATGGATTTACTTGTGCTAAGAAATTATTTCTTGTAGCAATTGTATTTTGTTCAAACACCAAGTTTTGAGCAACTTGTGAAATGTATGATTTAAGTTGAATTAATAATCTTCTAACATTTACTCTATCTAAAGCACTTGCTCTAGTTTGTAATGTTTTCTGACCATATACTACAACTCCAGTTCCAGGGAATGTGGCAATTGGGTTTACTTTATTTGTATATAAAGTATCTCTATCAGTTGAGTTTAGTTTTTGTTCTGCGCGAATTACTTGTCCTAAACCACCTCTATTAATACCCGCCGGGGCGAACCAAGGCTCACTTACACTGTCATTATACGCGTATACACCACCTATAACAGCGGATGCTGGCACCCATACTTGTTTGCCTGTATCTGGGTCAATTACTTGACACCATGGCCAATATGAAGCAGCGTATGATGTATTTCTTGAAGATGCTTGAGTATTTACTGTAGCAACTGAAGAATTATATGGTACTAAATCTAATACTAATAAACTATCTCCTCTTACTTGAGTGTTATTAATCATATTAGTACATTGTGAAGTCATTCCTGAGTTAAATAGACCTGGAGCTAATAATACATTAAATACATAATCATCTTGATTAGATAATAAACTAATCATATCAT